AGCCGCTGCAAAATCTTCGTTGGCGACGTGCTCCGTAATGTCTTCCGTGCTGCTCCATGTGCAGCCCCTCCGCTTTTCCATCGCTTTCAGGATCGCGTCGATTTTGGCATTGAACGCGAGCCAGTTGTTCTTGTGCTCTTTCTTGAGGCTTTTAAGAGCGGCGGCGAGGTTTTGTTCGGTGATGTTCATTTTGATTTTCTTCTTTGAGATACCGGGTTCCGCCCGGTCGGTTGTCCTTGTTGGACGAAAACAATATGGGGGCGACTCGCTTTAATGTCAATACAGAATTTCGATTTATTTTGGGGGGCGAATCTGCTCGGCTCACGCGCCAAATCGGGAGTCGAGCTGGGCGTGTCCATGATCTTATGCGTTCGGAGCGGGTTTTAGCTCGTAGTGGCGGACGTTGAGGCCGGCTGCACCCTGGTATTGGGGTCCGACGATCTGCCAGAGGGCAAACTGCATTTTCAGCGCGTCTCCCCAGTCATTCGGGCCGATGCGCGAGTTGTGAATCCATTCCATGCGCACGGCCCGGCCGGAAGTGCGCTTCGGCTGGAGGGATTCAGAGAGGAGTTCGAGGATGAAGTCGTCGGTGAGATCGTGGGGGAGGTACAGGCGGGGCTGCGGCCACTTGCTGTCGTGCGCTTTGGCGATCTTGCCGTTGTAGAGCAGGGTCTTGAGGGCGTGATCGTGGTAGTGGTAGCGGAGGATCGGCGTGCCTTCGTAAAAGTCGGGGCGTCCGGCGACCATCTGGCCGTTGAGTTCGATGCCGCCGGTGCCTTTCGACGGATACCAGGCCCAGCCGGTGCGGATGCAAAAATCGTAAATCGCCGAGGTGAACGCGCCGGAATCGACGAGGCCATGCTCGGCGATGAGCGGGCGGTCGGGATCGATGAGGGAGAGCAGCGGGGAGCCATCGTGGGCGCGGGGGTCGATCATTTTTTCGTAGAGATCGAAGGTGCCGAGGGAGGCTCCGTATTCGATGACGGCGCAGGTGCCGTCGATCTGCCAGCCGCAGATGATCCATTTGAACTTGTCGCCCTGGACATCGCTGGTGGCGGTGACGGCGACGGGGCGGAAGGGGCACTCGCCGCGGCGGTAGGCTGGCACTTTGAGCTTGCCCTCGTGGTCGCAGTCGTCGGGCCACCATTTGCCGGTGAGCGGATTCAGCGCGCCGGCGCAGATCGCGCGGATGTTGTCGGCGCGGAGGCTGATCGCGGACTCGCGCCAGGGGCGGGCAAAATGGTTTGTCGTGAGATGCTTCAGGGCGGCGGGGTTGTTTTCCGCGGCGATCTTCATGCGGGCGAGCATGCCCCACTTCACCTTCGGGAAAGGGGAGTAGAGATCGCTGATCTGCATGGAGAGCCGGCGCGGGACGAGGGCAGGATCTTCGTCGCGGATGCGGGCCTCGCGGGACTTGGGCAGCCATGTGCCGGCGACGTTCATGGAGTGCTTCCACCTTTCCTCGATCTCGCAATGCGCGGCGCTGGCGCAGCGGTAGGTGGTGAGGGCTTCGACGGCGTCGAGATCGTAGCGGCCGGCGAGGTCTTTGCAGCCTTTGTGATCGTAGTTGAGGTTTTCCGGTTCGAGTATCTGGCGGGTGCCGCAGTGCGGGCACCGGACGTAGTAGCGATGCTGGGAGCCGGCGAGGGCGTTGGCGATGAATTCGGAGCTTTCGAGGTTGGGCTTGGAGAAGACGCCGAGGAAGGATTCGTCGGCGGTGGTGAAGCGGGAGCGGAGGTGATCAATGACGTGGACGCCGTCGAGCATGCCGGCGGCGCCGCCCTGGCTGACCATATACTCGACGTCGTCGGCGAAGGCGTATTTGAGCGGCTTTTCCGAGAAGAGACCGGACGAGTAGGATCCGCCGAATTCCATGATCATGTCCATCAGCTCGATGAAGGTCGCGTTGAGATCGGCCTCGTCGGCGATGACTGATCCGCACAGCTCGCGGAGGAAAGGGATGACGCGGGTGAGCGCCACCTTCTTGGCTTTCGGGACGCTGTCGAGGACGTAGAGAAGGCGGCCCGGCGAGTGGAGTGGGAGGTAGATGGTGCCGTTGAGCGCGCCCTGCGTGAGGCCGGATTGCGAGCTTTTCACGACGAAGGCTTCGTCGCACCGCTGGCCTTTTTCCGCGAGGCCGCGGAGCCACCAGTCCTCCTCTGGGATGTTGCGGAAGTCGCTGGTGATCGCTTCCTGAAAGAGCTTGGTGTAGGGCGTGAGGTCGGGGTCGTAAGGCCCGGTGATGTTGCCCATCTTCGGGGTGAAGACGATGTGGTCTCGGGCGAACTCCCAGACGTTTTGCACGGCTCGATCGCGGATGCCATCGGCCCAGGTGGAGGTGATGAACTCGCGGAGTTCGGCGACGGCGCTCATGGGGTTTCCGCGGGGATCTCGACGGTGAACTTCGCGGCCTTGAGCGCGGAAAAGCATTCCAGCGTTTTAGCGTCCCATAGCCGGTCCTGCTCGGCGTCGCTTTTGCCGGTGAGCAGGGGCCGGACGCTGCGGACGAGGCGGCGCACGGCTCCGTAGATCGCGCCGGCAATGCGGGCGTTTTCGCTGCGCACCGTCGCGGTGTCGGACAGCGCGCCGCGGGTGACGAGCCAGGCGTTGAGATCGTTCTCGGCTTTGCGCAGCTCGGCGGTGAGGGAAAGGGACTGGCGCAAAAGGCTTTCGCAGTCGGTTTGATTCACGACGAGGACGCCATCCACGACCGCTCCGGCGCGCGCTTTGTCGAGCTGGCTCTGAATGCGGCGCTGCTCGCCGCGCAGGCGCTCGACCTGGGCGGGGAAATCGTAGCTGGACTCGGTGAGCGCCAGCTCGCCGGCGGGCGCGGGTGGCGGTGGCTCGGGCGCGGGCGCTTCGCTCGCGGGCGTGCCGGTCTGGGCGGCGGCGTGCTGTGCGGCGGTGAGGATCTTCGTGGGCACTCGCTGCTTCATGCACGCGGCCCACCAGCCGGGCATTTGTGCGGGATGATCCATCGGGCACGGCCGGCCTTTCTCGCGGCCCGTGGCGAGGTAACGAAAGAGCTGCCGCCGCTTCGTGTCGTAGAGGGATTCCCAGCGGGCAATCTGTTCGGCGGTAGCCTCGGCGGCGGGGGGCACGGGTGAAGCCGGCGTGGCGGGGCCGGGCGGGAGTGGAAGTTCGGCGGTCATGTTATGACGAAATTTTTCCGATCAATCATCTGTTCGCCGCGCGGCGAACGGCGCGCTGCCCAACTACGGAGGGGCGGTTCTCAGCCGAGCGTGTGCGCGGCGAACCACTTGCTGGACCAAAAGGGGCTTGCTCGTCTTTCATTGAGCCCCTCCTCCGTTGGTCAGCGCGCCGTTCTGGCTTCCTAGCGCCGGCAGACGGCTTTCCACCGTCCGTGCGACGCCTTTCAAAGCACCAAAGGCACTCGACCCACCCATTGTTAGGGATGCTCCAAAAGTGTTCGCGCATCACAGTCGGGCAATCCATGCGCTTCAAGCTGTCTCCCGAGCCGTCTGCTCTGGCTTCGGTGGCGCTTGGCGACTCCACGGGCTCAGGGCTCCCGGTTTGTTCGTCGGCGGGAATGAGGCGCTGCCCAGCGGACGACTCCGGGCTTGGGAGGTCAGCGGACATCGGCATCCTTTCCGCCCGGCGTCGCCGCTGAGCTTGAGACGTTATATTTCCTCGGCTCCATTGCGGCGCGTATCTCCCAACCAAGACCCCACCCCCGCCGCCCAAGCGGACCAAAAGGCATCGCGTTCATACGCCGCACATCCCTTCACATTCGTTCCCGAACAAGTAGCCCTGTCCGCGTTCCGAGTCCGTGCTGAAATCTACTTCGAGCAGCGGAACCCGCGAGGCGTGCAGATACGGCACCGCGTCCAGCCGGTCTATCTTCGCCGCGGCTTCCTGCATCTTGCGCTCGTAGTCCACCGCCGCCGCGAACGCGGCAGGCTCGCTATCGCGTAGCCTCCGCCATTCCGCGTCCGAGTGGTAGGGGCATTGCGAGCAGCTTGAGCGTGGCGGCACCGGGTATCCGTGGGCTTCCATCCACGCGAGACACTTCCGGCGACTCATGCCCGCGTCTATCAGCGGCCACACATGGGTTACGCCCTTCACGCGGCTCGGCTTCATGCGGATTGCTTCATCCGTGCTTATCCCAATCCAGACCACTGCGGCGGCTTCGCCGCGCAGCGCGTCTATCGCCTTCCGCAGAGGCGTGAGCTTGTGCTTGTCCGTGCATTGCCGGAACCACGTTCCTTTCGATCCGTCCGGCGCGAGCGTGTAGGCTGGCAGCAGATGCGAGAGATACTTTGCGCCGTCGCTTCGCTCCGACTCGCGCACCCGCGTTGAGGTTTCCGCGAGGTCGCCAGCCGTCACGCGATACACCCGATACGGAAGTTGGCTTTCGAGCCAGTCGAGCCAGCGATACACGCTCGGCGGTTCGGCCTGGGTGTCCGCGAACACCGCGCAGTCAGGCATCGCGATTTCTCCGCGCGCGGCCATCAGTGCGAGAGTCGAGCTTTGAACGCCCGCGCCCAGACTCAGCACGGTCAGAACTCCGCCCGCTCCACTCCGCCCGCTCCATTCCTTATCCAACGCGCCGTTTTGAATTTCAACGACGGAAATATAACCACGCGCTCCAGCGGACAGCGCCGGGCTGGGGAGGTCAGCGGACATCGGTGCTCCTTTCGCCCGGCGTCGCCGCTGAGCTTGAGACGATGGGCGGCATTTCTTCGCTCACAGCGGCGTTCAGCCGGGCGTATGCTGCCAGCATCGCCTCGTGTGCTTCCACCGTTCCCGTTTCTTTGTAGCGGTCCACGGCGGCGGCGTATTCCCATCGCTCCGTTATGCCGCCCATCCCCGCGCTGGAGCGAACGATTTCCTCGCGTTTAGCGCCGGTCAGCAGCGCGAGGTTATATCCACACTCAGGGCATTTCGTTTCCCCTATCCAACCGTAGTATTCACATTCGTCACACATAGTCAGTTTCCTTTCGCGGTTTGCTCGTCATCGTCGCTCAGCTTTGTCCGTTCGGCGAATCTGGCGCTTCCGAGTCCGCGCCGTCGATGACTTCAAACGTCGTCACTTTCTTCACGAGCACATACACCCGCCCGGTCTCTCGCTCGCGGTTTCGCTTGAGCCAGTATTCAGCATCCTCCTTGCTTTTGGTCGTCTCTTGCTCCCACCACTCCCGGCTGTTCTCCAGTCGGCAGTAAAGGGCATACATTGTTTCTTCTGGTTGCAGTGTCTTCATATTAGTTTGGCGCTTCGCGCGTTTGGTTACGTGCGCCAGACACGCCGACCCACTTGGTGCAGCGAACTGGCGCGAAAGGTTTCAGGCATTCGGTGGCGTCTCTTGCGCCAGTCGCTGACCGCGCACGTTCGGCCGCTCTCTATCCTCCGATCGACGCCGC